AACATAGGTCTTTTTAAAATTCTATTGTACATATTATATATCGTGTTGTGCCGCTAAAATGCCTCTATCTACTGCGGCTTGATTATATCCTCCGTAAGAAGGTTGCCCTCCCGTCCAACCTCCTAAAGTTGAATACATATTAGCAAAGCCACCAATGCCTTGAACGATTGGATTAGGTGTAAATTTCTGTGTTGGGGATCCTGGCATTGCTCCTGCAATCGTACCATAAATATTTGAAACATCAGTAATTCTATCCATTGGTAATTGGTATCCTAGTCGTTGAGCTTCTGCGATTTGATTTAATTTTTGTTGTTCTAACGCTTGGTCTTGTGCACCCACGGCTTCTAAAGCCGCAACGCCTTGTGCCTGGAGACCAGGTTCCAGCCCAGTCATTCCTTGTAAATTTTGTAGTTGTTGTTGCTGCTGAGTTAAAGCTTGGTTATAGCCTTGACCATAAAGACCGGCTAAAAGTGCAGCTCTGTTTCTGTCAGACTCTGATTGATACTGACCCATCTCAACGCCGTGTCTACCTCCACCAAAAGCTCCAGCCGTAAAGGCTCGATCGGAAATAGCTTGTCTTCCTTTTCCTGCTTGAAGGTCATACTCTTGCATCGTCGTGTCTATGATTTCCTTTTGATAAGGAGACATAAACGCTTGATAGCCTTGAGCAGGATCTAATAATTTTTCAGTTTGAATTTGATCTAAATACGGTTGATAACTTGCAACACCGGTCCCACCTGTGAAACCTGTAACCATTCCTGTTGCATCTCTTTGAATGGCTCCTAAGCCATACATGTCGGCTAGTCGTTGATGTGCTTTTTGTTGAAAGCCAGTAGGACCTGCCACTTTGGCAGTCATAGCTCCAACATCAATCGGTTTTCCTAGTTGCCCGATACCATATTTAAGAGCACTTTTTCCGTAAGGAGCTAATGTAGCGCTGGGTAGTAGACCCATTCCTGATACATCGTATTGTTGTGCCATTATGCTGTTATCCTTTTAGCTGTAGGTTGTGTTTCTAAATGTTTCATCGTGTTGTACATTCGTTGCGCCCCTTTATTAATACTTCCACCGCCGGCAGCTCTGACTGCGTCAGCTGTGAATACAAATTCGTTTTTAGATAATCGTGCTGGAACATCATCTTTTTTTTCATACGCTCCAATGGGAACAAAGCCACCTGTGGTTCTATAATCTTTTTCTAATCCTCCAAGATCCATAATACCTTGTGAACCGTAGGCATATTTAACTCTACCCCCTTTTTTTAACTTGGTAATTCCTCCGGTAGCCATGAATTTGTTTCGTAATCTTTCCACTTCATTTTCAAGATCTCTTAGTTCTTCGGGTAATAAATCTTTTAAAGCTTTTCCAAATAATTTTCGTGCGAGATCCTCACGGCCATCGTCACCCCAATCCACACCTGAATAACCTCCTGGATGAACGACACGTCCTCTTCGATACCCAATCCTTCCGCCTTTAGCGGCTTGCATAATTCCTTCTTCCTGCTTAGGTGCGGCACCACTCATATCATCAAACATTTGCATAATGATTTTATGAATCGCATCGTCACTATGCCCTAAACCATGTAAACGATCATAATGTTCTTCATAAAGAGATTCTAGGATTCGATCATTAACTTCGTGTGAAGCTGTTTGGGTACCTTGCTCAACATCGAGTGAGCCTTTAATCATATCTCTCCAACCCCCATTATTGAAAAAGATTTCAAAATTAAAATCAAATATCGATTTATCATCATTGCCCATTTGATCCCAAATCATTTTGGCATTAGCTCTGTCACCTCTGCCGGTGTTATAAAAAACTTGTTCTCCAATACTAATTCCTTCTTCTCGTGGATCGAATGGAGGGTTCATTTCAAATTCGGTTTGAAAATCATCGGGGTTTGGTCCATAAGCATATCTCTTTCTTTGTTTATTCGGGATGGACATGAGTCCACCTTTAGCTGCTACGGCTGTAAAATCTGTAACATCGGCTTTAGTAGTTGGAACATTAGTTACCGGCATAGGAGTCAGTCCTATGTCAATAGCAGCTTGAGCTTCTTGACCAGCTGCTTCGGCTTCTCTCATATAATCTTCATAAGCAGCTTCTTGTAGCTCGCCTTTTCTTTTTGCGTCTTGGTAATCTAAATAGGCTTTACTAGCTGAAGCTCCAACCTTGATGAGTTCTTTGTATTTATCTGCTTTGTCAGCGACCCATTCTAAAATATTTATCATCTAATTTTTAATTCCTTATTGTATGATTATATATGAAAATCGCAGGGATTATACCTGAAAGCTTTAGTTTACTTGTTTTTTTTGTCATCGTCAATATCATCTTATAGTTTGCTATCTGTACCTAGTTTAATTTGCGCGACTTTTATATGGACATCTCTTCGGATATGCTCTCTTTGAGTAGCCGTTTCAGGATTATCAACATCATCGTCTGCGTCTTTGTCAGACATGTATTCTTGGCCTGTTTCTGTATTTGTTAAGGTTACTTCCACTTCGGGCTTGATATAACGGACTTTTTTACCATCCACGATTTGATATTCATCTGAAGCTTCTTGTTCTATAAAGGGCATATTTCTCCTACGATCTGCTCGTTTGTAATACAGATGCTGTCATTTTTATAACATTTCCTGTGGCACATTGCATCTTAATTTTATCTCCGGCCTCTAGGATAATAAGGTTATTAAAGGTCAACAAATCCACGCTATCACTAGCCACCACTGTGCTCGTATCAAACTCATAATCCGTAGTTGAAGAAGCATCATAGACTTTGGTAGAGACCGATAAGTTACTTCCATGGGTATTATAAATTCGAATCGTTTTTACAATCGTGGTTGTCTCACTAGGGGATTCATACATGTCATCATAAGACCCTGCTGAGGTAATTTTCGCCTGGATATTTTTATATACGTTTGCCATTATGAGAAAAACAAATTTAACCTTTCCGAATCATCTTTTTCAGGTTGTTGATAGGTAGAATTGAGCTGTTCAATGACTGAAGCAATGGCTCTATTAATTTGACGTTGGTTGTCTTCGGTATATTCTTTTCGAGGTTCTGGTAATCGTACGACTATTTTTGACATTATCTTCTCCCATCCGCTTGGACATCAACTTGGAAAGTTCCATATCTCCAGTCCTCTCCAGAGCTTTCATTTTCTATTTTAATGCTAGCATATCGTCCTCTAGCTCGTGTATTAAATTTAGTAGAGGTGGACAGAACACTAAATGGACTCAACGTACTATCGGTTGAAGAGCTTGAAGGATAATCTTTTAAACCTACTGTGACCTTAGCGGTTCCTGTTAATGTTTTAAAATCAGGAATGAATCTTCTCATCGCTAAAAAATATTCACCGGTTCCCTTATCAGTTTGAATAGCAAAATCAAACGATTGTAAGGAAGAAGTTAAAGCGGTAATAGTCGCATCGGGATTAACTTGATCGGTTCCTGTTTCTTGTTGAAAGAAAACAGTTTGTCCTAATCCTGTTTCTCCAATGATACTTGGAAAAGTTCCTGTTGCCGAACTATTAAATTGCGTGGCATAAGGTTTTGGATAGACAATAGAATCAATCCATGTTGTTCTAATAGAATTTGTATTGGTTCCTGTATACCAAACTCCTGTTGGAAGTTGAGTTTTTTCTCCGTAATTAAATACTACATATCTATCATTATAAGTTGAGCCTGAAGTTGGGTAATACCAAATTACTTCGGTAAATAAGTTATTAATTCCTGCAGCGACTTGTTGTCCTTTAGTGGTATCAAAATCCCCATAAACATAATCCTCTACCGAACAAGAAAGAGAATTAACGGTACCATCAAAAGAGAAGAAACCATTATTTCCCATCCAATAAGCGACCCCATCAATTTCACAGCAGGCGTTTTGACCTATCAATCCACAGTTGGTTCCAACTTGTTCAAAACCAAAAGTGAAGGGAGCCCCTACAAATTTCATAGAGTAAAGCGCATTATCAGTCCAAACCAATATGTTTTCTTTTCCTTTAATAGCCCCCATAATTTTTGTACCATCTTGAAGTCTTTGGGTACCAGCACTATTATCGGCAGTAGGAGCAAAGGTGTTTAAAGTTTCTTGATCCGAGAATCTAATAAACATATCATCTTGTGATCCTGTGTCACTAATAGTTGTTTCTGTTCCCAAATGAATTAGGTGTCGTGTAGTAGGTGACACTAAAGTTAATCTACTAGCTGTTGGGTTTCCGTCCCCACCACTAACAGCTGTTACATAACTTGTAGTTAGGTTTGAAGCCCTATTGGTAAATCTTGCCGATCCTTCAATCGCTGAATTCCATGTATAAGTTTTTCCATTAGCAATGGTAGCGACTAGAACAGCTCCCCAGTTACTTAGAGACCAGAGACCTGGTTCTAGTGTAACGTCTGAAGCATTAACGGCATTTCCCCATTGA